TACCATTACTTGGTTTTAATTTTAATTTGGTACTACGTGCACCTGTTCGTGGTTCATGAAATATTGGATAAGAAGTTTTATCAGAGCATTTTAAAAAATAAAATCCTGATACATGTTGATTCCAATGTATATGTGCAGAGTGATGACCACCACCTTTCTTAGCAAATTCCTGTACCCATAATTCAGAAAACATAGTTGTGTATTGCTGCATATCAAAACCACACCAATCTAAAAATTCCCAAGATTTTTGACCAATATAATTTCTAAAATCTAAAAAATTATTATCACATACTAATGGAGTTGAATGATAACTTCTTCCAAAATCACCATGTTTTTTAATATATTCTTTTTCCCTTTTTTTAGCATCTTTAATATATTGATTAGATGCTTGATTTAAAGATTTAATGAATTCAGGTTTGTGTTCAATCCATATTGGTGTTTTAAAATATTCTTCTATAATCATGTTATCTAAATGGATATCCAAGGTTCCACATGACCAATGAATATCTTACTCCTTTCGTTACTGGTTTAACTCTATGCCATACAAATGAAGGAAATACAATAATAGATCCTTTTGGCAAAATTTCTTTTGCTTGCCTTAAATGTTTAGCTTCTTCTCTCATATGGGGTTCATAGTTTCTAAAATCAAACTCTAATTCACCCCCTTCATATTCGGACCCATCAGTTAATTGACAAGTCATCGAAAGCTTTCTTATTTTACCATGTTCAGGATTATTAGCATCTTTTCTGTCATAAGGTTTATCCCAAGAATCACAGTGCCAATCATAATATTGATTGGGTTTATATTTTGTAAATTGACATGATTCTGATCTATCCCAATCAAAATTCCAACCAGCTGCTCTATTAGCTTCATGAATGTATGGATGTAATTCTTTATAGATCCATGGATCATTGAACCATACTAAATCAGAGTTTCGTTTACGTTTCATATCTTTTATTTCTTGTTTAGTAAGATTCCTATCTCCATAACCACCAGTTCTTGCCATTGTTTCTGCTTTTGATAAACCATATTTAATTATGTCGTCACATAATTTTGGTGGTATAGCTGATGTAAAATACCAGTAATAATTAGATATATTCATATTACTATCTCAAACCAACCTGTTACTATATATTTTTCTTGTGTAGGAGAAATAATTCCTTTGTGTGGATGAGTAAAATCTGCTGGCCATATTACAAGATCTCCTTTGTTAGCGGACAGAGTTAATTGTTGAAAAGGAAATTCTGTACCACCTTTATCAGTAACTGTATTTAAATATAACATATAAGCTAATTGTCTATGACATTTACTATAGTTTCTTTCATAATGTAGAGAAGGATATCCTCCACCTGGTTTATAATATTGAATATTATTAATTTCAGAGGTTTTTATGCTTTCAATTAATTTGTATTTATTAGCATATTTTTTAATCGCAATATCTAAAACTTTAAAAAAATTTATTATTTTTTTATCTTTTGAACTATTAATAAAAGCTACATCAATAGAATCTTTTATATTTTTATTAACACCACTTAAAGTAATTCCAGGATGTTTATATTCATTATTTTTTTTAAAATAATTTATTAAATCATCACAAATTTTTTCTGGTATTTTATATATTTCAATAAAATTAGATATATTCATAAGTTATTGTTTGAACAAAATTCAAACTATCTTTCTGTCTGTTGTTTAAATAATACATATTCGTTGATGGAAACATAATAAACATATTATCTTTTAATTCTATATCCCAACTTCTTCCTTTTCTTCTATTATCATCATAGAATATTCTTACAAAACAGTTATTAGTTTTTACACCATAAAGTAATGTATAATCTGGTGAATTTCTTAAATCAACTGGATCAATATTGAGTAAAGGAATTGTCTGTTGATTGGGTTTATACATATCACCCCAAGTTCTTTTATTCACAAGTTGGAAACCATATTCTAAATTTATATGCTCACGCATATATGTATTCAACATGTCCCAAGTTCTTGAAAATGGAAACTCTGAATCTGTAAATGTTGATTGTAAAATATCGCCTGATAATTTATCTCGGTCTATCTCAAAACCTTTCGGCATATCAATATCGCCGAAGTATAAAGCTTGCTCTGTTAGTACTTTCTTTTGCATACCACCACCTGATATATATTATGCTAAAGTATTTGTCAATGTCCAGCCAGCTGTATTATCTGCTTGATAAGCATCCTCATCCCAGTTGTAAACCCAGTTATGAGTGTTAGCTTCGTTTTGTGAAGTTTGTTCAGCAGTTAAATCTGGTGCATCACCGATTGGAGATTTCCAAGATGCAGTTGCAATATGTTTTACCCATGAAGCATATGGTTTTTTAGGCCAGAAAATTTGATCATCTTCATCCCAAGTATAACCAATACCTGCATAGTTTCCTCTAAATGGAGTTCCACCGTTTTTATGTTGTCCACCTGCTGTATTGTATGAAGTTTGAATCCACATTTGTGCAGGCCAATTATTGTGTTGTTCTAAATATTGTTGACCTACTGCTTCGTCTTCTACTCCGTCAGCATTTAACATATCAGAATTATTCAAGGTTAATACTTGAATAACTTTTCCGTTAGCTCCTAGTTTTGCAAAATGTGCCATAATGTTTTTCCTTATATATTAATTTTTAAATTTTAGTAAACACATAAATATTATTGATATCTATATTTAATCATTACTATACCAGATCCACCTACTCCACCCGCTGGTCCATTTCCACCGCCACCACCACCAGTATTAGCAACCCCACATTGAGCTGTTCCTGGATAAGTAGCACCATTTCCTCCACCACCAATACCTCCTGCTGCACCAGGTACAGGAGATCTACCTGCACCGCCACCACCACCAGCAAAATACCTTGATGAACCTACTGGACCTGTTTCTCCATAACTTGGAGCTGTTGGACCAAATACTGTATTTGAAATATAAGAACCTATACCACCAGCACCTGATGTTGAATTACATGGACTACTAGCACCAGCAGCACCTGCACCACCACCTCCACCACTAGTATTATTACCTACACTAGAACCACCTGGATTTCCTTGAGGAGGACTTACTGGAGGAGTATTACCTGTTCCTCCACCTGATGTTCCTCCACTATCTCTCCAACTTCCACCACCTCCTGATGCTCCTGGTTGTCCACTTGTATCTGAAAAAGTACCTGTATTAGATGTTCCACCACCTGCTGATGTAATTGTACTAAAAACTGAATTTGAACCATTTGATAATGCTGATCCACCACCTCCAACTGTAATTGGATAAGATGTAACTGTAGCCGTAATCCCTGTTGGATTTGCTAAAGGAGATGTTGTTGGAGCTGGTGCACAAAGATCATTAGATATTCTAAAACCACCTGCTCCACCACCACCAGAAATTACTTCACCACCTCCGCCTCCACCACCAATAACAAAATAATCCATCGTATTATTAGCTGAACACAATGCTAAATTATTAACAGTAAAAGTTCCAGGACTTGTAAAAATATGTGTTTTATAGTTTCCACAAGTAACAACAGTTCCACCACAGGCTGTCATATAAGGTGATACTCCAGTTGCATTAGTTGTTGCATCGTTGACATTTTTCCAACCTCTTGTTCCATCTACATACACAAAAGTTAAAGAAATACCATTCGTTGAAGATATATAATCAAATGCTCCACCATTAATTAAAGAACTATTTCTTGCTACTGTTAAATTGTTTGTTGCAAAAGTATTTGCATAATCTGAAACTGCCACAATGTCACCAGCTGAAGGTGATGCTGGTAATGTAACTGTAATTGCACCACTAGTTGTATTTACAAAATAACCATTCCCACTAACAGCAGTAAACCCTGCAGTTTTAGCTGTAGTGTCCCAAGTAACCGTTCCAATATTTTGAAAAACTCCTTGGTCTAACATTGTAGTTCCGCACGATACTACTCCCATTATAAATCTCCTTCTATCTTAGATAAATTAATTTTAAATTTTTCTCCAGATATATTATTTATCATAA